TTCAAGGGATTGTGCAAAACTATTTAAAGTTTCACCAACGACTATATATCTACGAATTAAGGAAATACAAAATAAAATTAAAAGTTTTTTAAATGATGACAATAATTAATTTGATTTTAATTACAATAATAGTTTGCTTCATAGTTGATTGTTCTGGAGTGATGACTGACATTAGAAAATTTGTGGCAAAACAAATATTTAAATATACCAAAGTAAAAGTTGACTATGCAGAACTTAAATTAAAACCTATTGGTTGCTCAATATGCAGCACTTGGTGGATAGGACTTATATATTTGATATTTGTCGGTAAATTCACAATTCCATATATTGCATTTGTTGCATTTTTATCGTTAATTTCAAGTAACATATCAGGATTGTTATTAACTATTAAAGATTACTTGGCTGCATTTGAAATGTGGCTTCAAAAACTTATACAAAAATAATTATATTTAAATATAAATTAAAATTATGATTTTCAATGATGAACAGTGGGAAGTAATTAAACAGGCAGGACCACATTTCAGAACAGCAAAACAGGACTATATAAGAAATGTCCCCCAATATTTGACACAAGAAATAGTTAAAGTATATGAGGAAGCAACTGGAAAAACTATCTTAAACAAAGATTCGCATTGTTCTGTTTGCGTTTTAAGAATTTACCAACAAATAGGAAAAGCATATTTTGCCGACCTTGAGGAAAGAAATAAAAAACAAAATGAAATAGAAAATGAAAAAGGAAACAACAATAAGGAAAATGGAACGCCCGACAATGGAAACCAAAAGAAGAAAAAAGGAAGTTCTTCAAAAGTACAGGGCAGGGTGGTCAAGAAAAAAAATAGCTGATTGGTTAGAAGAACAATATAATATAGGAGCCACGCAAGCGTATAAAATTATACACGATGCAATACTTGACCTATGTGAATCAACAAAAGATGTTGACTACGAAGAAGTAAGAAAAACACAATTAGAAAGGGCTGAAGAATTACTTGAAATTGCAAGAGAAAGAAATGACATTAAATCAGCAATAAAAGCCCAAGATATGATAAATAGATTAAACGGTCTTTATGTAGAAAGACAAGAAATTAAGGCAGATATAGAAACTTGGACATTTGAATATGGTGAATAAAAAAATAATAGGACCTAAATTATTTCCCTGGCAAAAAGATATAGTTGATGCTATAAAAAATGCAGGACCACACGCACAGAAGATTTTTGTGGCAAAAAGCAAAAGACAATGCGGAAAATCATTTATGTGTGAAATGGAACTATTGCGTCATTCTATAACTTATTCAAATTCAACAAGTATTTGTGTATCATTAACTTTTTCAAGTTGCGGAAAACTATTCAAGGAATTATGTGATTTCATAAAAGATGCTCCTTTCGTTGAATCAATCAACAGTAGCAGTATGGAGATTAATTTCAAAAACAAATCTTCAATTTTATTTAAGTCAGCAGCTTCAGGTGATAATTTGAGGGGTTTAACCGTAAAAGGTTCAGGAATTTTAATTTTGGATGAATGTGCCTATTTGAAAGATGATTTGTACGGAGTTGTGCTACCATATGTCAATATGTATAAATGTAATGTATTGATGGTCAGTACTCCAAGGACAAAAACAGGTATATTTTATGAATATTTCAATGAAGGTATAAAAAATCCTGATGGCCCTATACAATCATTTGATTTATCCAAATATGATACATCAGAAGTATTGCCAGAAGATAAAATTGAACTATATAGAAAAATATTACCTAAATGGCAATTTGTAAGTGAAATACTTGGAGAATTTGTAGATGAAGTTGGTGGAGTATTTGACTTGAGCAAGAATGTATTTAAAACAATAGAATTAAATAATAATGACATTTTCATAGGAATAGACTGGGCAACAGGAACAGATAATGACTATACAGTTGTTTCTGCTTTTGATTCTTCAGGCATACAGGTTGGTCTTGATTATCAAAACAATTTAAATCCTACAGAGCAAATACAATGGATTTCTAACATAATTAGAAATAAATATAAAGATTATAAAGTACAAAAAATAATTTGTGAGACAAATTCAATAGGAAATGTATATACTCCGTTACTTAAAGAAGCAATTGGCCTTAATTATAATTTTGATGACTTTACAACATCAAATCCGTCAAAGAGGGAAATCATAGATTATATGATAAAGAGGATTAATGAGGAAACAATTAAGTTTTTGACTGACAATGAACAATATGTAGAACTTGGTGGTTATCAAATTGAAATTACAAAGACTGGACAAATTACCTATAATGGTATGTATGGTGTTCACGATGATATAGTTATGGCAGACGCATTTGCATTGAGCGGAATACATAAATTGGAATCAAATAATAATTACAGATTAAGTTTTGGAAATAAGACAGAAAAAAAATCAAAATACAAATATGCTAAATACAATTAAAAATAGTTGGAAAGATGTAACAATAGATGAGTACTTCGATTTGTGCGAAAGATTAAGTGATGATACATTAACTGATTATGAAAAAATTATAATTAAAATTGCATTCATAACTGGAAAGAGTGAAGATGAAATATGGAATTTAAGTTGGTATGATTTCAGAAATCTTCAAGTTGAATCATTGTGGATGGAAGAATTTCAATTAAAAGAAAATGTAAAATTTAAATCAATTGAAATTAATGGTGAAAAATACAGTATTGATACCAATTTACAAAATTTCACTGTTGCACAATATATAGATTTTCAGACATTCTTTCCAAAGAGAAAAACAAATGAAAGAGTGATAGGAAACATATTGGCTTGCTTCATAATTCCAAAAGGTAAAAAATATGCTGAAGGTTACGATATACAGGAATTGGTAGAAAATATTAATTCTAATTTGGATATAATGACAGCAAATGAGATAATGTTTTTTTTTCTAAAGCAATATCTGATTTCAATCAGGGCTACAGCCAATTATTTCAATTGGATACTGAAGAGGATGAAGAAAAAGAGCAAAAACAGCCAGGAAATAGAAACAGTGGAGAAGGAATGGGAGAAAATGAAGAAAGCTACTTTGGATGGCTTACGCTCGTTGACAATGTTGGACAATTGACAAGGGATAAATTTGATGATGTCTTCAAAAAGAACATTTATGAATTTTTCAATCTATTGGCTTTTTTGAAACATAAGAATAACAAGGAAAAGGAAAGAATAGAAAAATGGAAACAAACGCATTAACATTTCCTAATTTGGAAAAAGCAATAAATGATTTTGTATCTGATTTTGTAGATACATATAAAGGATTGTTGATTAGGGATAACAAAAAAGCAACAGGAGATTTGATAAGGTCAATAAAACCAATTGAAATTCAATTTGAAACAAATAGTTATTCAGGTTCAATATCATTGGCCAATTATTGGAAATATGTAGAATATGGCCGTAGACCTGGAAAATTTCCGCCGCCAAATAAAATTTTAGATTGGGTTAAAATAAAACCCGTAATACCAAGGCCCGTTAATGGAATTAAACCTACCGAAAAACAATTGGCATTTTTGATTTCAAGAAAAATAGCAAGGGATGGTATAGAGGCAGGAAACCAATTTAAGGAAGCATTGGATTTGACTTGGGCCAAAAATAAAAATAAAATATCAGACGCAATATCAATTGATTTGCAATCAAACATAGATTTAATTAAAATTTAAATTACAAAAACATCAAATATAAATTAAATATTTATAAGAAATTAAAATTATAATTAAATGGCAACTTACGAAAAAAAATCTTGGGAAACTCTTAATTTACCTCCTGTAAGCGGTGACACATATTTCAGAATTTTGGACCATTCTGTAAATACAGACCCTTCAGAAGAAACAAGCGGAGTAATATATGATGGACTTATATTGGATGGATTTGGCATACAGAACTTAAATGAAATTTTGGGCCAGTATGTTAATCCAACTCCAATTTCTTTTATTTCACAATTACAGCCTGATAATGCATCACATTCAACATTTTACATTTACTATACTCAGAATGATTGGCAAACTTGGACAAATGATTTTGTTATAATTAATTATGATTGGAGTTATACAAATGATGCAAGGTCTGTATTATCGGACCCTATTATTAATTTGGTTGACAATAGGCAATTCTTTGTATATACAATTAAAGCTGGAACACCTGATACACAAACAACAATTACAATGAGAATAGGAAGCATTGTTGTTACATCATTCCAAATATCAGGATATACTTATTATAATTTGGTTCAGGATTTGTCAACAAGTACATATCCAGGAGAATTTACTTATGCATATTCTTATGATTTCTTTGTTGATAGAAGTGTTCCTATTGAAGGTGTAAATAAAATAACAGTAGGACCATCAACATATTATGTAACAAACACCTGTTATAAATATTGTTTATATTATCTAAACCAATATGGCGGATGGGATTCGTTGTTATTCAGGGGTAGAGAATTAAAGACTGATGATTTGGCAAGATTATCATACAAGAAAAATTATGTTGCAGGTTCAACAGATTTTCATAAAGTAGATTATTTGACAACCATACAAGAAAAATGGGCATTAAACACTTCATTTTTGGATGATACTGAAAGTTCAAAAATGATTAATTTGATGGCTTCAAACAAAATATTTATACACGACTTGGAAGAGGGTTATATTGCTCCTGTAAATATTACAAATTCTAATTGTGAGCATAAAAACTACAAAAATCAAGGAAGAAAAATGGCTACATATAATATTGAAGTTTCGGCTTCACAACCAAAATATAGAATTTAAATTATGATTGAACTTTA